TCATATCCAGCGGCAAACAGTTTTGGTAGAACATCTGTCATGTCTTCAACTTCTTTGAATGTGCTGTCAAAAATAAGATTTGGCAATTGCCCTTTTTCAGCGCCAGCAAGCATCAAGTCTAACGTCTTGTTTTTTACGTCAGTTGCACGAATAAGAACGTGTAGAATGTAAACATGCGTTGGAGTTTTCAAATTCAATTGACCCATCTTTAAATTCTTTTCGGTCAATTCTCTTTGAATAAGGTCTTTATCTTTCTGAGAAATCTTGGCGCCGTACTTGTCTAACAAGTCCTGTGTCGTAAATTTACCAAGTGCATCTAGCTTTTGAAATGCAATCTTCAATTCGTCAACGTCACGTATTTTAAATTCAGATCCTTGCATAAAATGTTGAACAGCAAAGCCTTTACCCGAACCTGCACCACCAGCAAGGAACACAATCTGTCCATACTTTGCACCATTATTATAGAGTATTTGTTTCTCTACAAGTTGAGTTGCTTTGTAGTCTTTTAAATCTACGTATTCTGAAAATTTAAGTTTCATGTTGTCCTTTTATTTCCTAATGCAGTTTTAATGCTTGCTTTAATGTCTTCAAATGTGTCATCATATTGTGTGTGCTTATCAAAATTTAATGGAGATGAGCCTCTACTCAAATGCATTGTTTTTACATATTGTGTCGATGACATTGAATGTATTACTGTAGTAACAAGATATTTACCAGAGTAAACTGGATCAAGTTCTGGAAATGCTGACTGAGGATTCAACATAACAGCAATTTGACTCGGTGTTGCAAAGTTTACAACATTACCAACACCAATTGTATTTGTACCACCTTGAATGTCCACAGAAATTTTAAACATACTTTTTGAAAGTTGTCCGTAGATATGATTACCTAACCAAGATTCTCTATTGACAGACTCATTGATACTTGAAAGAATTAATTTTCGTCCAGGCGTTTCATTTCCAATATCATTGTATGTGTTGAAGATGTTCAATGTACCAAACAATTTATTCGAATAGAAATCTTGCGTTTCGTCTTTATCATCTGCATAACTTAATTTTTGAACTTTATAACTTCTTCTAATCGGGTTAATTGACGATATTGTGCTATTGTAAAATCCCAATAACATACCACTCATATGATTAAAATTTTCTAATCTTTCATATCTAGAAGCACGAATTGTAGCACCCTCAAAGGTTGCATTAATTTTTGGTGCAAACACAATTGTTTTTGCTGGAACATTCTGTGCATCTTTTATTAGTTTTTCTACGCTACCAAAATAATGAGAAGTTGTAAATGGTGTTCCGTCTGGATAATTACCATAGACCGGAATAAATCTTTCAAAAAATACAAAATACTTATCTTTGGTGCATGATCTTTGTGCTAGGTAATCAATCACTTTATGTGGAGAAACACCAGTACTAATGAATGGAGTTGTTAAAGTTATTTTTGGGTCTTCAGCAATCAAATCATTCGGACTCATTTCTTTGTAAACTGAGTTGACAACTTCCCAAAGTGTAGCGTTCTTATAACTTTTAAATAAATTTTTCTTCAGAGAGTTAACCGCTGATTTTGATGTAAAAAATATATCAAACTTACTCACCAAATTCAATGGTGAAACTGAATTCTTTGAAATTTTATGTACAATTAAATCTTCTCTCCAAATGATAATGTCATCACTATTTGGTTTGCACATTTTCAATATAAGAGTTTCGCCGCCATGAATTACAAACTTCTCCAAGCCGCCTGCGCTATCAGTAATTGTCAATTGCCCACTAATGCTTGACGTAAACATGCTTTCTTCTACGACTAAATTAGAAAAATAACCTTTGATATCAATTTGATTTCCATCATTCATCAGCAATGCAATTTTTTTGAGTTCAAATGTACCACCAACGCTGTTTGGAACATTAGAATCTTTTTTAATATCAACTTTATTGTCAGTCAATGTAAGATTAGACGAACCAGAAATTGACGAGTCATTGCTCTGCTCAAGTCTATTTCGAGTAGTTTCTTTTAAAATTGCCATTTTATCTCACTGGTTTGTATAATAACGATTTCAACTCGGATTGAATTGCGCCAATTATATCTGTTCGAATAAGTTTAATTTTTGATTTATTATTATTTTTTCTTAGTTCGTATTCGTATATCGTTTCAGAACTTCTTTTTCCCGCACTCAATCCATTATATGTTGTCTCATCAATGATATCTCTACTTGCATTGTAGTAATATTGTGTCGTAGACAATGTGGTTGCGATACTGCCATATTTTTCAATTAAATATTCTTCAAAGTCTGTGTTATTCTTAGGCCATTCATCATAGATATTATAAATTTCATTTGTCAGTAAAATAACCCAATCTAGGTTTGAATCGCCATAAAATTTATGTGCAACGCTATCCGGTCTTTCTCCATCTTTAATAGTATATGGATTGTAAGAGATGCCTCGATAGTCTCTTAAAAAATTCCTAATTTTAGTAGACTGTGTTATGTCAATTGCTTTAAGGAAATCATATTCGTTTACCTTGTATGCTAGTTTTGGGTATAAAGTAAATATGCTCATTATAGTAACACCGTTCCACTTAGATATTGTTGTGAAGCCTTGGCGGCAGTAATAAGAACCGACTCTCTTAATGAAACTGTTAAGTTAACGTCTGTTGGAAAATATTGACTATTGTTTCCTTTGCCATCAAAGAATGTCATTTTGTTTTGTGCGCCATAATCTACTGATACAGTTTCAATCATACAAAACTCTGAACTGAATAGTGTGACTATATCTCCTTCACCGTCTTTTTTATAAAGAATTAACTCAAATTTACACATGTCTGGATAACCAAACGTAAAAACTTGTCCGCTGTTTTGAACAATTGTATCAGCGGCCGCCTCATCTTTATCAGTTAATACTGATTGTCTATTTAAAAAATCTCTTAATGCTTGTTGATACTCTGGATTGTCTTTACCACCTTCAAATTTTGTTTCATCTGGCGGTGCTTCATCTCCACTTTTCAACAGAGCGTCTGGGTCTGCTCTTCTTCCAAGTGAATCAATCGTAGCATCAATAGTAGTTTCTGTTCCTGTTCTAGGCGATGATGCAACTCGAAATGATGAAATAATAGACAGCATAGTTTCTGCTTCAACTTGACTGTGTGGTTTCATAATAAAAGGCAATTGAAATCTTCTAAATGTTGGACCCTGATAAATCAACTGTTGAAAGTTATTTAACATAACTCTTTGTAAAAATTCAACTTGAGTTTTTCCTGACTGACCAGCACTCGCAACATATCCTGTCGCACCAGCAACACCCTGTACAATTTGTCTCTGAAGGCCTTCAATAAACGATGATCCCAATCTACCTAATGCCTGACCCGCTTCTCCTTCAAATATGCTTGTGCCAGTTGGACTTCCCATGATGCCTTGCGCTTCTTGATAACCATTAGTTAACGTAGAATTAAAAGCGCCTCCAAGACGCACATAAATAGTTGGTGCGCTGGATCCAGATAAAAGAACACCTTTAGCATCATAAAATACAAATTTAGCCATAGGTACAACAAAGTCTTGGTTTCCATAATCAGAACCAAAAACTAAACCATCCGTTGAAGGATATGTTGCGATGCCTTGTGGAATGCCAAATATAGCATCTGTTGCCATTATTACTCCTATTTAAACTTTAAAGTATATTCTATTTATGTCATACAAAGGTAAATTTAAACCTAAAAACTATCAAAAGTACAAAGGTAACCCAACTAATATTACATATCGTAGTTTGTTGGAAAGAAGATTCATGGTCTACTGTGATGAAACTCCTTCTATACTTGAATGGTCTTCTGAAGAAGTTGTTGTGCCTTATGTGTCTCCTGTTGACAATCGATATCACAGATACTTTGTTGATTTCTGGATGAAGTACAAAGACAGAAACGGAGATATAAAATCTGTGCTGATTGAAGTTAAGCCAGACATACAAACACGCCCACCAGTTAGAAAAAACACACCCAATGGTAAACCAACTAGAAGATTCTTGAATGAAGTAATGACATGGGGTGTCAATCAAGCCAAATGGGAAGCGGCAACAAAGTACTCAATTGAAAGAAATTGGGAATTTAAAATCATAACCGACAAAGATTTGAGATAAATAGAAGTATGATATTCGATAACATACTCATTCAAGGCGCACGACAAGGCATTATTCCTGCAAGAACAGTTGCGGCAAGGGATTGGTACAGGCAAGCCGCTGGCAAATTAACATCAAACATAACTCCTGGAGTCTTTGAAAAGCGAACAGATGAAGCAAGAAAAGTTTCTACAATGGAGTATGGGTACATGTATGCATTCAGATACGACCCAAAGATGAAAAAAGAGTTGCCTTACTACGATACGTTTCCCTTAATCTTTCCAGTAAAGATGGAAGAAGACGGATTTTTGGGAATCAACTTTCACTATTTGCCTCCTGTGTTACGTGCTAAATTAATGAATGCATTGTATTCGACATTAACAAATAAGAAATATGATGATACTACAAGAGTGAGAATTTCATATTCTATTTTACAATCCGCATCTAAGTACAGATACTTTAAGCCGATGCTAAAGAAATATCTAAGAAATCATGTGCGTTCACAATTTTTAGAGATACAAGTAAACGAATGGGATATGGCTATTTTTCTACCAACTGAATCTTTCAGAAAAGCAGACACAGGACGTGTTTGGGAAGAGTCTCGAAAACAATTAGGAAAGTCATAAGATGGCAACAACATCATCATTCAAAATTTCAGAGTTTAAGACTTCTATTGGAAACTTAGTTCGACCTAATCTCTTTAATGCAACATTAAATGGATATAGTAAAATTGTGGGTGGAACAGATTCTGGTACATTTCCTGATATTGTCAACACCTTTAAATTTAGATGCGAAAAGGCTGAGTTGCCTGGTCGTACATTAGCAACATCAGAAGATGCAGTTGGTGGTGGTCCATCATTAAAACTTCCATATGATGTAACTTATAACGACATGACATTATCAATTATTTGTTCAACTGATATGAAAGAGCGTGAGTTTTTTGAGATTTGGATGGACAAAATTATCGGTCGTGGAGGACGTGAGAATGCTGGTCTTGTGTCTTATTACAGCGACTATGCGTTAGGTGTATCACTTAAAGTAGACCAATTAGACGAAGCTGGAAGGACCCTGATTTCTTACACCTTAAACGATATATATCCAACAGCACTAACGCCTATGAATGCATCATGGGAAGAAACTAACACCTATCAGCGATTTGGTGTGACGCTTGCATATCGCTATCATACATATGAAGTAGTGTCTTACGCTACGATACAAGCATAATTTGTATGTTTTTTTTTAATTATCCGGAGAGAAAATTATGAGTTTACCTAAAATTAATACACCTATTTTTGAATTGATTCTGCCATCAACAGAAAAACCAATTAAATATAGACCGTTCTTAGTCAAAGAACAGAAAATTCTTTTGATTGCAATGGAGTCTGGAGACGAAAGATCCATGATGACGGCTATCAAACAAATCATCAATAACTGTGCAGTAGATCAAGTTGACGTTGACAAACTTCCAGTCTTTGATTTGGAATATTTCTTCATTCGCTTAAGAGCAAAATCAATCGGTGAAACTATTGATTTAAATTTGCGTCATCCAAACAGTATCAATTCTAAAGATGAGGTTTGTGAACATGTAACCAAATCAACATTAAATCTTTTAGACGTTGAAGTTCATAAGTCAATTGCACATGAAGATAAGATTGTGTTAGACGATGAAACTAAAATTGGTGTTAAATTTAAATATCCAACATCAGAGTTTGCGCTATCTATTGAGAATCCAGAAGAACTGAATCAATTAGATTTAGCAACAGATGCAATTATCAATAGTATTGATTTTATCTTTGATGCCGATAATGTTTACAAGCGTGAAGATCATACTAAGCAAGAATTAGTTGATTTCATTGAAAATTTATCACAACCACAATACGAAAAACTTTCAACATTTTTTGAGACTATGCCAAAGTTAAAACACGAAGTTACGTGGAAATGCGCTGGATGTGGTCACGAAGATAAAGTACTGTTGGAGGGTCTTTCAAATTTTTTCGCATAACGTTGGGACAAGAAAGCCTTATAAATTATTATAAGACTAACTTTACCCTAATGCAACACCATAAATATAATTTGAATGATTTGGAGAATATGATACCCTTTGAAAGGGAAATTTACATAATGCTTATTTCTCAACATGTCGCTGAAGAAAATGACAGAATGCAAGCACAACGTAGATAAGGGTATCATAAATGAGTACTACACAAAAAGAATATAATAAATTAAGTGATAGTGAAAAGAAAAAAGAAGATTGGATGAATGCTAAATGGCGTCCGATGATGGGTTGGATTTATATGCTAACCTGTGTAACGGACTTCATTATTTTTCCTATTCTTTGGGCTATGCTACAGGCGGCACTAAAACAACCAGTGACCGCTTGGCAGCCAATCACCTTGCAGGGTGCAGGGTTGTTTCATTTGTCTATGGGTGCTATTATTGGTGTTGCGGCTTTTGGACGTACACAAGAAAAACTAGCAGGAGCAAACAATGGTGGAATGCAACCATTGGGACAAAGCGTCACAACAACATATGGCTCGCCGTCAGCAGGCGGATTCGGAGCATCCAACAGTTTTGGTTCAACAACACCAAATAGCTTTGGTGCGCCAACGTCTAGCTTTGGTGCAACGTCAAAACCTGCAACTGGAAAATCAGCAAGATTTGCAGAAGCCGATCCAGACTCTGTGTTTGACAGAGGATAATAATGGCACTTAACAACTATGGCAGGGCGTTAGGGCAACTCGCAACAGAATCTGTTAAAGGTTCTGTGAAAGGGTTCGCAATGGGCATTAAAGGTGCCGCATTGAGTGAAATGCCTGGACTTACTGCTATGTACGGGCTTAGCAGAGAAGTCAAAAATCGAGCAAACAAGTTGAGTGATGCATCGTTCGTAGATGCGTCAGTAAAAGAACAAAAAACGAACAATATTATTAGTCTTGAGATGGTTAGACAACTCAGGTCAATCAATAATAATGTTCTACAACAAACACGCCTCTCTGCACTTCAAGCAAATAATGCAAAGCAAACTGCAATGTTTGCCGAAGAAGCTGACAGAGAAAAATCACAAAGAGACAAAGAATTACTAGATGCAATTAAAGCCCTTAAAGGTGGCGCTACTGGTGTTTTAGGTTCTGCTGGCGCAGGTGCGGCTGGAGGAAAAGGATTTTTAGGTTCATTAGTTGATTTGCTACAAACTGCGGGTTTAATAGAAACTATTGCTAGTCTATTAGGTGGCAAATACGTTTTCGACAAATTGCGTACACCCGGTGGAGGTGTTCCCAAAACTGGAGGCTGTAAAGCACCTTCTCCCTCAACTGGCGGCATTCCTCCAACTGGTGGAAATGTGCCTACGACTGGCGGTAGCGGTAAAACACCGCAAGCACCGCCAACAACTGGTGGCGGAAAAGTAATTCCATTCCCTGAAGGTGGACGAGGCGGAACGCCTCCAACTGTTCCTCCAAGTGGTGGTAGCGGTAGCGGCGGTGGCGGTTTGATGAGGGGTGGCGCTGGCATGGCGGCCAGAGGCTTGTTACGTTTTATTCCATATGTTGGTTGGGCATTACTTGCGGCTGAAGTTGGTTATGAAGCATACAAAATTTTTGGCGAACAGGGTGGTCAAGGACCAACACCGCCACCACCTAAACCTGGAGGTGTTGGAGGTAGCAGTACAACACCAATAGTTGAGGGTAGTGGTGGGGCTGCCTTTGGGGTATATTCTAGACCTGGCGGTGCTGTTCCTGGCAGTAGTGTGACGGGTTCGTTCAATGCGGCCAAAGATAGTCAAGCGGCTTCGCTTGCGGCGCAGAGGGAAGAGCGAAAACGTACACGAGGTAGATATGGTGTAGGCGATGCTACAAGAAGATCAACTGTTGGTGAAGTTGGTGAAGATGCTACAAAATTTATCACAGGTAAAGAAGGTTTTGTTGGTAAAGCAACTAAAGATACTAATAGAATGGCTATTGGTTATGGGCACAATATTACTGACGCAGAAATCAAATCAGGTCAAATTAATTTAGGTAATGGAGAATTTATAAAAGTTTCTGGTGAAGGCGGTAAAGACACCACAATAACAAGAGAACAAGCAGATAAATTATTCTCAAAAGATTTGGGAAAATATGAGACTATTGTTATTCGTGCTATCGGTCAAGAAGCATATAATAAATTATCACAAAATCAAAAGACTGCAATTCTAAGTTATGTTTATAACACGGGTTCAGTACCTAAAGGTTTTGCTGAAGCAATTAAAGCTGGAAACTACGCTAATGCGGCCAAATCAATTCGTGATGGTATCGCTACAGCGTCAGGAGAAAAAGATCCAGTAAGAAGAAAACAACTTGAAGCCGGTCTCAAGATAAGAAGAAAAAAAGAAGGCGATTTATTTGATACTGCGGGTCCAGCAACTTCAGAACAGCGTTCTGGTGTCGTTGCTAAAACATCTGCACCGGCTACTCCAGTATCAAGATCAACTGTTACTCCAGTATCGAATGTAGCAACAAACGATAGCATGTATGTTGATGATGGTAATGGATTGATGGTACTCAAATCTGAACTGGCAAATACAAAATCTGAAAGAGGTTTACAATTACTAGGTGGTGCATCAACAGAATCTAGATCATCCGGAAGTAAAACTAGAAGTTTCACAGGACCAGTTCAAGTTGAAGATAAAAAAGCAAATGCAATTTTAGAAAAACAACTTAAAACATCTAAAGTTGTCGCAAGAGAAACTGGTGTCGTTGCTAGGTCCACAACTCCTAGAGCAACTCGCAGACAAACTACGCTACTTGAACGAGCAAATCAAACATTCTTAAATCAATTTCAAAATACAACTCAACGCTTATTAAGTAAAGCGATTTATGATACACTTGTTGTTGGTGCTTATGGTAAAGCAGGTTCACGTAATCTTGTAACTAGACAACAGACACAAGGCGAATTGTTCCGTGGGCAACAAGTAGCAAAGCTGATTAATCTGAACAAAGGAACTGAAAGAGTTCTTACGAATGTATTTGGTAAGCAAATTGGTAAAGCATATGCGCCAATGGTCGCACAACTTGGTACTGCATATCTTGAGGCTGGCGCAACAAAAGTTGGCCGTGAATTGTTTAGTAGTATTCTTGGTAGTGATAAAAATTCAGACGCATTAACTGGACAAATTCTAGGTAACTTTGCAAGAGGCAATAAGCAAGCCGCTACAGAACAATTGTTATATGGACTTACTGGTGTTGCTTCCGGACCCGAAACTATATTCGCTAAGTATGGATTTAATTCAAGTCGTGAAGGTGCAAACTTCTTAGGCGGTTATGGCGCCGCACAACTGACTGCACCTATTGCTGGAATGTTGGGCGGTAATCAGCCAACATATCGTGGTCCTAATGGACAAGGAACATATGGCGCCGGTCAGGCTCCAATGATGCAACCCGCAACTCAGCAAGGTGCATATTATTCGGGATTCAATGTTAAAGGTAATCAGCAAACCTTTGTAAATCCTGAAATGATGAAGTTGGCGATTGATGCAGACAAATCGGCTAGAGATTCGTTGCCCCACATATCAGAAGGCACTTGGAAACAATTAGATCAAGCAAAAGAAGCTACTAAAAAAGCAGAAGAGCAATATCTAGCCGCAGAAGCAGGATCAGCAGAATATCGTATATCACAAGAAG